TGACTACAGGTTTTACCTTTCTAAGTCAAAGGCGACCTATCAATTCAACGGCATAAAGGTATCCAGTGCTATCAAGAGGATTTTGGACGATTTCAAAGTGCCTTATGGGACGATTGAAACAATAGACCTTAATCTCGACAAGATTTTCAAGGGAAAAAATGTGTACGAAATTATCCGGGAACTGTTTCAAAGTGCCGAAGAAGAAGGGCTTGGAGAGTTTGAGCTAACCTTGGCTGACGGCAGGGTTCATGTGATGAAGAAGGTTTTGGAAGCGCCTTATGTAGTAGTAAGCGCAATGATTCAATCCCCTAGCCGTAAGTTAAGCATGGAGAACATGAAGACAGCCTTGAAGCTTGTGGACAGCCAAACCCAAGAAAAGAATCTTTATGAGGGGCAGAACCCGGAAATGGTTAAAAAATACGGGCTGATCCAAGAGATTGAAGCCATAGAGCAGAAGGCTGAAAAAAAAGCGAGGGAGAGGGGAGAGGGTAAGCTTGCCCTACTGTCCAAGCTGTCAGAGAGCTACAGCCTGAATCTCATAGGCGACTTTAATTTGAAGCCCGGCAATACTGTGGCGGTCAGTGACTCAAAGACCGGAGCGGACGGGGAGTTTAAGGTAAAGAGCATAAAGCATGATATTGAAAAAACTGGACATAAGATGAGCCTTGAACTGGAGGTGATGTGATGAAATCTATTTTGGAACTGGCGAAGATCATCAAGGAGCGAGATAATCCTGATACGCCGACTTTGCTTTACGGTGAAGTGGTTGGGGAATTTCCCGACATACAAATTCGCCTGGGCGAAAAGATACTGCTGACTCAGAAGGAATTGCATTTTTCGTCCTATTTGAATCCGCAGATCCTGAGGAACACATCGCTCACTGTCAATGCTGATACTGTGGAATGTTCCACGGCATCGGTAGGGGATCACGGGGCCCATCATCATATAATTGGGAATAAAACTTTGAAGGGAACGCAGACTTTTGACTCCGTCTTGAAGATCGGGGACAAAGTCATATTGCTGCCCTTTTTTAATTACCAAGAATACTATGTCTTAGATAAGGTGGTGAAATAGATATGTTTCCAGAAATAAAGGCAACGGTTAGTGCAGTGGAGACGACGAAAGAGCCGTTGAAGACTTACGGCTTTGATTATATTGCAGGTGAATTGGTATTGGTCAATGGTAAAGCTGTGATTCGCACAGGGGTTGAAGCAATCAAGCAATGGATTGAAAAGTTGCTGCTAACCCAAAAGGATACGTGGAAGATTTATTCGGGATTGGATTATGGAACAGAATTTGAGGGTCTTATTGTCGGACAAATCTATCCGCCGGATCTTATGAAAAATGAAATTGAGAGAGAAATAAAAGAATTGCTAGAAAGAAATTCTTATATAGAGTCGGTTGAAAACTTCAAGGTGGAGACTGTGGAAGGCACTGTGAAAATTGCCTTCGAGGTGGTCTTGGCTGATGGAGATGGATTCAGTATAGAGAGGAGGTGGACTCTTGGTTAATGAAGTGCAAAAAAGACTTTTGGATCGTTTGCCAGCGGATTTTGATAAATCGGAAGGCTCCCTACTATGGGATATGACCAAGGCGATTGCAATAGAATTGAAAGATAACGGGTATGAGAAATTGCCTCAGATGGAGGATAGGATATTCGTGTATTCTGCTGAAGGGCAGGACTTGAATAGAAAGGCCACTGAAAGAGGAATCGCTAGGAAAGCGGCGACTAAGGCGAAGGGGGCTGTTGTGATCAAGGGAACGGACGGCACGATGGTGCTTAAGGGGACTTTGGTAGCGGCGGATACGGTTGAATTTGTGACCTTGCAGGATGGCATTATAGCAGGGGGCAGCTGTGAAGTCGAGGTTGAATGTATGTCTTATGGAATCGTGGGTAACATTCCAGCCCTGGCAGTAAAAAAATTCCCGGTGACATTGGCTGGGTTGGTCAGTGCTGAAAACCCCAATCCGATATCTGGGGGATTTGATTTGGAATCTGACGATGACCTGAAAGAGCGTATTTTGGAAAAGGCAAAACTTCCGGCGACGTCGGGAAACAAATATCACTACATGCTTTGGGCTAAGGAGATTGTTGGTGTCGGGGACGTTAAGGTGGTTCCGACTTGGAACGGTCCTGGGACGGTGAAGATTATTTTGGTTGATGCTAACGGGCTTCCGGCGGATGCGACTTTGACTGCAAATGTGAAAGGGAATGTTGAGTCGAAGATGCCTATCGGTGCTACGCCAACGGTAGTTTCGGCGAATTCGAAGACTGTGACGGTTTCCTTGATGGCGACGTTGAGCAATGGGTATACGAAAGCTCAGGTTGTAGAGGAAATCAATGGAATTCTGAAAGCGTATTTTAAGGAGATTGCCCTGTCAGAGGCGTCGTATATTTCGTATGCCTATATAGGCAGCAAGATCCTTGAATCGAAAGGTGTGTCTGATTATACATCTTTGACTGTGAATGATGGAACGGCAAACATTACACTTAATAGTGATGAAGTGGCTGTGCTGAGCGAGGTGGTTATTCTTGATTAAGCATTTACCGAAGTATTATAAGCAGAGTAAGATGGTTCAAGGGTTAAGCGGTGCGTTAGATGCTGAAGTGGCAGGCTTCAGCATCAGCATCCAAGCGTGCGGATCAGAAATGTTCCTTGAAAGCGCTGACAAGTCTCTTGAACGGTGGGAAAAGGATTATGGAATTGAGGCCGATAAAGGAAAATCCATTGAGGCGAGAAAAAGCCTTGTGAAATCGAGGATTTTAGGCCAGGGATCGGTCACTGTGGCCTTGCTGCAAAAGCTGATTGAAGACACGGGGGTCGGCGAGGTTGCGGTGGAAAACATCTCCGGCGGTTTCACGATCAACGTGAAGTTCCAAGGGATCAAAGGGATTCCGAAACAGATTGACGAAATTAAAGAAATGCTAGAAGAGCTTAAGCCTGCCCATTATGTGGTGGGCTTTGATTATCTTTATAACACTTATGGCTATTTGGAGAACTGCACTTACGGGGAGCTGGAAGCCTATACTTATGAGGAGTTGGGGGTGATGACTCTATGAGCGGGATAAATTTGGTTGTGCCTGAGACCGGGGATCAGGTCAATTTTGCAGAGCACGTATTCGGCAACCATGAAATTTTGAGAGATGGGCTCAATACTGCCAGGGATGATGTCAATGGGTTGAATGCAATGGTGTCTGAACAAAATGGTTTGATCAATGCCATGCGGGTCAATCAGGTGGACCTTGCGATAAATCTTGAAACCGTGTCAGGAGCCTTGTTGACAGGGGTTGACAAGAACATTGTTGTGGAGACATTTCAGGATGCTAATGATGTAGAGATTCTTGGTGGCGCTTATGATGCTGTTAAGAAGAATATTAGGATATAGGGGGTGGGTTGATGGCTTATTTGCCTAAGGTTGATGGGTATGTTGGGAGCAATATTCCTAGCAGTTCAAAGTTTTCATATACCGGGCCGTATAACAAGAGTGGTACCGGTATGGCGATGACTTTCAGCAAATCTGGGGAAAGTCACATTAGGGTTCAATGGTTCAGGTATTTTATTAAAAGACATACTGGAGTGGCTGATGGAGCTATAAATCTGAGACTGAGAATATATAAAGTTAACCAGAGCAATTTTTCAGAAAAAAATGTGATTTATGATGCACAGCTTTTTAGAAGCAATTTGCCGACTACGGCGACGATGATTGCGTTTAACTGTGACTTGAATGTTGAGTGTAATGCTGCGTACCTATTTTTATTGACTTGGGACAGGAATGATAGCTTTGTAATGGATCATTATTTTAGCCCAACAACGGATGTAAGTAGTTTCTCTGATGATGGTTATGTAATAAGGAGTGTTGATAATAGCAATAGGACAATTTATGCTGATTCATGGCTAAATAGTAACTCGCTTAGTGGGTGGACAAGTCAGTGGCCGGCGGTAGAATTTCAAGTTGCTAAAGCGATTTATAATGAAAAGCCAATGAAGTCAATAGTAATGCAACCTGCCAAAAGAGCTGCGGAGGATACAAAAGTTAGTGTTACGATGGCATCGGATCCTGATGGAGATCCACAGCATTTGTATGTGGAATTGGCCTCTGATACAGGTTTTATAAATAAAATAGAACAGTTTGATTCCGTAGGAGCTCCTGACAAATTTGAGCACAACGGTTTGCCATATCCGACTGGCGGTATTCTGTCAGGTACAGTTTCGGTCATATTGCCGTCCAAGCCCGATGGCGTTTATTACATGAGGGTCCGAACAAAAGATGCTGAACTGTATTCAGACTACTCAAATTCTGTGGAATTGAAGTACGGCAATAAAGTTGAAGTTGTTTCAAAGCCTGTGGTTACGTCCAGCGTAGCAACGCGATTGGTTGCAAATGTAAATCATGCTAATGGCTCTTTAAAGGTTTATGGGGCGAACAATGCCTTGGACTTGAATCCCACATGGGAAGATGTAACTGAAGCGGTAGTGTCCAAAATGCCTTTCGAATTGAGCAACAGGGCAAAGACCGCATCCAATTGGGGGATTGCTCTTAAAATAATACTCACTGCTGAAGACTTAAATGAAGTTGCTTTAGACGGATTTGGGTTTTCTTTTGATTAGGGGGGATTTTGTGAAAGTAATTAAATCAACGATTATAGATAACCAGGAATTAGCGGAACATGGAAATGACAAAAAAAGCGTTAGGCGCACGGAGAGAAGAAAGCCTTTTTTAAAAGGCTTCAAGGAGCGGATGCTAGGAAGGGAGGGGGCAAATGGGTGATATAAATATTGTTACGCCAGCCTCCACTGAAAAGGTCAATTTCGCAGAGCATATTTTCAAGAATGACGAGGCTCTGAAAAACGGCATTCTAAGTGCTGAGGCGGCGTTGGATGCCAAAATCGGTGATCTGGCTCAGCTGCCAACGGATATGCCAGCGGAAGCAAAAGCAAATCTAGTCAAGGCAGTTGCAGAGCTTTTTCAATCTGTCGGTAATGGGAAGCAGGCCGTCTTTGACGCCATTGCTGGCAAGAGGCAGACGCCTGGTAGTAAGGATTATGATGACTTAGTGGCTGCGATTAATGCTATTGTTTTGGGATCTGGGGATGCTTTGGAGAAGGATGTCAGGCAAGGGAAGACATTTACCAATGATGCGGGTGTTGAGAAGACGGGGGCTATGGAGAAAAATGATTTTGTGCCTTATGGCGGGGTTGTGGATTCGCAAATGGTAAGTAATCAAATAAGTCCTCGCTCCATGATTATAAGTGATTATGGGGCATGTGCAATTTTGGTTGAAAGTTACATGAACGATGTGAGCACTATAGGGGTCATGAGGAAAGATATGCATGGGAAAGTACATTTTCAAGGCGGTCTAAGTTATGACCATGTAGTATACCCATATGGCGCATGCATAGATCCTGTGACTGATAAAGCTATAGCTGTTTTGAATAACA